ACATCTATCAAATATTAAAATTTGATCTTTTAATAGAGATTGATTTAACTCAAGGATAGTCATTACATTTGCAATACTGAAATAATGTACACCTGGGCCAGTATCCTGATCTCTCATTCCAAGTTCATCAATATATTTTGCAAATTGAAATTTATAATAGTGAACATCAGGATTCTTATTCTGTTCAAAGAATTTTTCAATTAAATATGTCTTGCCACTATGACGGTGACCCTCTATCATTATTATCATCGTAATTCTATTTTTCTAGATTCTCCTGCACTAAAATCATATAATTGGATAACTTTAGACTTATCAACAAATTGCATGTCTAATATAATTAAATCGTCTAGGGTAGTAGGTTTATTTTTTCTAGCAACCTTTTCATAGAAAAAGTCTTGATACTTTCTTAATTGCTCAAGTGAATCCTCGTATACTGAGATCTCCTTTATGTTAGGCAAATAGCTCAGCTCCTTTTCAAGTATCAGGATTTTTTCTGATTTTCTTCCTAAGAAGTAAGACTCATCAAATACTATTCCGTGCCTCTTAAGCAAGAGTTCAGCACAAGGCCTAAGTTCTTCAGTTCGGTGAGTGATCAGGATCGTTCTAGCGTTTGGATCCTTTGACGCCGCTTTCCAATCTTCATACACCGGGCCGATGATTTGAATATTATGGATTTCAGGATCCATCGATTTCGGGTGATCGTAAAAAGAATACGGTGTTGGAAAATTTAAGTCAGGATTGAGCCTTTCCACTGAAAATCGATCAGTATATCCTGGCATTCTAAATAGTGTCTCATCAAAATCAAAGACTAAAATCTTGGTTATTTCATTCATACTATATTTTATTGATAAATAATAAAAAGTTTTATCTTTAAGGATGACTAAATACGTTAAACTATACGAAGACTATCAACAGGACATAAATAAAACGACTGAAGACACTAGTCATACTTGGACTCAAATTAGGGATGCAATTCAAACTAAGATTCCATTCATAATAATTACTTTTAAGAACAGTGAAAGCTATTCTTCTGCACTTGACTCAGATCTTTTTCAAGACGACTATATCAAACAAACTGCGGCAATTAGCCGAGATGGTCAAATGGTTGACTATCCTTCAATCTTTATGGTACTTGACGATGATGTTGAGTTTAAAGATAAGATACCACAAATATTTGAAAAATATAAGATTAAGAACTTAATTCTTGGTAAAAAAGGAGAAGAATACGTTGACTATTACTATAGTGATGGTACATCATCTCCAGCAGGAAATGAAATCGTTTCATCAATTAGTAAAGATGATATGGAAAACGACGAGCACTTTAAAATGGGTTCAACGTACTATAAGTTCATTGACTTTGCAGGTTAAACTATTATTCTTTTTTAAGTATAAAGGATAAAATACTTTTATTATGAACGAAGAGACGAAATTAAAGATTGCTAAAAAGTTTCAAGATCGTAGATCAGAAGTTTCTAAAGAGATTTATGAAAATATTGAGAAACTATCAAATCTTAAGACTCTTAAGGAAGCTCAAGTAAATATGCTCTCTCTTCGTCAAAGATTATTAGAAGATAATCACTCTCTATTAGAACATGTCACTCTTCTTAGAAAAAAATATAGAGATGAACGTTCAGTTGAAATGGAAAATATTTCTAGGAATCTTCAAATACGATATCAAGCAAATGAAAAGAATATAGTAATAGAGGGTAGAACATCTAGTACTAAAGAATCATTAGAAATAATCGAGAATCAAATCGCCTTTTTTAATGAATCAATCAAAACAATTGATAATATCATATTTGGTATCAAGACTAGACTTGATATAGAAAAAACGTTAGGTCTATAAAAAAATGGACAATGTTGTTAAAATTTAAAGTATCAAATGACAAGAAATTCATTAAACTTGTAGATGTTACTCTCAATAGCGAAAAGTCAAGTTTATTTAAGTTTTTTAAACGTAAATCAAAGAAAGCTGCATTTAACGTTCTAGTAGATCGTGGTGTATGGGATGGTCTTGATTCATTTATCACAAAAGATGGTAATATCGCAATTGGTCTATGGAAAGAGATTTACAATTTTGCCGATAAGTATGGCTATGATTGTGAGATTGAAGGATCAGAAGAATTTGTAAATACTCGATTAGATCGAGATAAGTATCTTAAATATGTAGAAAACCTATTGACTGGAATAGTCGATGAACGTGGTCTTCCAATCGTCCCTAGAGACTATCAAGTTGAAGGTGCATTTAGAGCAATCAAATATAAGTTTTGTACACAAGAACTTGCAACCTCTGCTGGTAAGACACTAATCTTTTTTATCTATAATTCATTCCTAAGAGACGGTGGAAAAATCACAAAGGATCGAAAATCTCTAATTATTGTTCCAAATATTTCACTAGTTGGTCAAACTGCTGAGAAATTTGAAATGTATGCTCAACCAGGAAAGGAATGGAAAGTATGTACGATTGGAGGAAAGGATAAATTTACACAAGAGAGGTTTGACGAGTCTGAGGTAGTAATTTCAACTTATCAAAGCTTAATTAACCTTCCAGTAGAGTTATTTAGATCATTTGCAATTGTTCAAGTTGATGAGGTGCATAAATCTAAAGGTAATTCTATTCGAGAGATCCTCTTATGCTGTGTAAATTGGGAATATCGCCTTGGTTTGTCAGGAACAGTTAAATTAGATGAACAGTTTTCAGATTTTTTTAAGGTTCAGGAAAATGTCGGGCCATTAGTAATGGTTCTTTCGGCCAAGCACCTAATTGATAATGGATATTCGCCAAATATTAAGATTAAGATTGTCAAACTAAAATATGATGAGTCAGATCCAATGATTCAAAAATACTGGCATCTTAAAGAGACTGGAAAGGAAATGTATAACAACCCCAAGGACTTTGGCCGAGATATGTTAGCTATTGAAAAGGGAATTATTTTCGATAGCAAAGAGAGATTGGATTTTATTAATGATCTAGTTAAAAAGTTTGGTAAAAACTCACTTATTCTCTTTTCAGACGTCAAGAATGGTTATGGAAAGATGATTCAATCAAAATTATTGGAGTGGAACCCAAATACCTTCTATATAGATGGCGAAGTTGACTCAAAAGAGCGTGATAAGTTTAAAGATATATTGGAATCGCAGGATGATGTGATCCTAGTTGCTTCATTCGGTACTTTTGCTACTGGAATCGACTCTAAAAACTTACACCACATTATCTTAGCAGAATCAATTAAAGCTGAAGTCACTCTACGACAAGCAATAGGTCGAGGAATGCGAAAATTAGCCGAAAAGACAAAAGTTTTAGTCTGGGACCTAGTTGATCAGCTTGATGGTTATTCAATTCGCCATGCTAAAATAAGAAAAGAGATTTATCGAGAACAGAAATTTGAGATGTCAGAAAATACAGTAGATATAACAAAAAAGCGACCTGAATAAGTCGCTTTTTTATTTTAGATAAAATTTTTAAATTTAATAATCGCTTGGCCCGTAATAGTATCCTCCGTCCGTAGTCTCTTCATCACCTTCTTCAGATCCTCCAATATTCCAAGAAGGTTCCTCCATTGTGTCCATACTAGTTGCTGCGCTCATCATTGCATCCTTAAGCTCTTCAATTGATCTAAATCTAGAAAGCGTTCTTTTAAATTGATTTAACAATCCAGCTTGGTCTAAGTCTGATGCTAATTGCTCAATTTCTCCCTGAACACTACTATCTGATCCTCTAAATTGATCACGTAATCTAGTTTCTCCTTGCGGCAGTGAATGATGAAACTTTGCTTCATTAATGTATTGTCCAAAAGTTTTTACAATATGCTTTTTCATGTTAACTTTTTATTTTTATTTATTTATTTAGTTTTTCAGAGCTTTCAATTTTTTCAAAAACTTCTTCAAGCTTTATGATAATTGGGTGACGTACAATATCCTCTTTTGACAATTGAGCTACTCCAATCTCCTCTATGTCTACGAAATGTTCAATTAAGATCTCAAGAGCACTTTTTTGGCCCTTATTTACAGATTTTTGCTTAATGTCTCCTAAGAATACCATCTTAGAGTCACTTCCAATTCGAGTTAATAGTGTATGTAGGTGATCTTTTGCTATTTGTTGAGCTTCATCAATTAAGATGATTGCATTGTCTAGAGTAACACCTAATGCAAACTTAATAGGTAAAATTTCAATATTTCCGCTAGCTTTTAATGCCTCCGTTGCCTGCTTACCAATTACTTTTTGAAAGTTTGAGATAAATGGATACATGTACATCTCCATCTTCTCCTCCATTGTTCCTTTTAGATACCCTATCTCCTCATCCTTTGGTACGTTAACAGATTTTATTAAGATGATCTTCTTGTATGTTCCAGGATCATCCTTTATATACTTCAGTGCTCTTGCACAAGAGAGATACGTCTTACCTGTTCCTGGAGGCCCAGTTATGATTGAAATATCGTGGTTTTCCATCGCAGTCAAAGCATCCTTTTGGGCCTTCGACTTGCATTTTATCTCTATCTTATTCGTAAATGCCTTTGCTGCAAGTAGAGCTTCACGCTCTTTTTGCCAATTATCAACATCCTCTAATTCATCTTTAGTTAATTTTCTCTTTTGTGCCATAGATTAATATATTTTAGCTGCAATCACAATCCCTAACAGGATTTTTATATAATGAATTTGAAAATTAAGGAATGCTTTCACTGCTTTAAATTGTTTTTCTGAGAATTCAGTGGATTTTAGTGTAGCTTCGCTTAATTTTTGCAAACTCAATTTTATCTTTGAATTAAGATGAGTATCGTAAATAATTAAAAATTCTGATAGTAATTCATTAAAGTCAATTCCAGTCACCGCATCACAATTCAAAAGTTTTGAAAATTTTCTGCCAGTCTTAATTGCTTTAGTTTTTAAAATGAGATCTTCACTGGATAGAGAAGTGTCCAGTATTTTACAGAGAGCATCTACTTTTTTTATATTGATCGCTTCTTCAGCGATCCATTCGACATCTCCCCTATATAGTGAGATTGAGATGTCTGATCCTTCTTCAATATAGTAGAAGTTAAGGCTTTGTATTTTTCCAGTGTCCCCAAACTCCTTCACTAATATTGGTGAAACTCCAAGTTTTATAAAGTCTTCACCTCTTTCAACCATCAATATGTCATATTCTCCAAAAGGAAATTCTGCCATAAATGGAAGAACTGTTATTAGTTCTGAAGTTCGGTCTACTGTTCCATCGTAATCGCGGTCATCCATACCAAACTTCTTTTTGTTATTTATTTCAGTGTGGTCAAACTAGTATTTAATGTTGATTAGATATTTAGTATTATAGTCATGTCTGAAACTAGATCGTCTCAGCCAAGTATAAAATTATATGGAAGATAAAGCAAAAAATATTAAAAAACTTGATCTTAAGCAAAATGCGATAAAGATCCTAATTAACTCAATTTATGGTGCATTCGGAAATAAGTGGTTCTATTTTTATAACCCAGATATTGCACAATCTATTACTCTACAGGGACAAGATCTGATCAAGTTTTCGATTAAAGCAGTAAATCATTATTTTTTAGAAAAGTGGCATCTTGATACTGAACTACATAAATTGCTTGGCATTGATCAATACACAATCAATAAAATTGAAGATGAAGCCGCGATCTATACTGATACTGACTCAATCTATGTGCAGTTTGACTCTGCCCTTGATTCAATAATTGGTGCTGATTTTTCTAAAGATGAAGCTTTAAATATCTGTATTAGTATTGATCGCTATCGTCTATCGAGTTATTTTGATATGTGTTTTGAGAAATATGGAAGAGTATTCAATACAAAAAACCGACTTAAATTTAAGCTTGAAAATCTTTCTGAAACTGGTATTTGGCTTAAAAAGAAAAACTATGCTATTCGCGTAGCATATGAGCCAAATCCAAATTACGAATTAGAACCGCAAGAAAAGAGATACTTAATAATAAAAGGTTTAGAGCCAGTTAAGGGTTCATATCCTATCTGGGCTAGAAATAAACTTACTGAGCTTACCTCTTTTATTATGGATCGCGGTAAGAGACTTGATCTAGAAAAAGATATTATTCCACGATTAACTGCTCTTAAAAATGAAGCTCTTTCCCTTCATCCAGATGAGCTTACATTTAACTTTAGAATTAGAGTTTATAATAAGTATGTTGCAAATGAAACTAGACTTGAACTTAAAAAGGGAATCTCAATATTTCCTAGAGCAGCTGCGATCTATAATCATACACTAATTACCACTGGCCTTGTTGAAAAATACCCAAAGCTTAGAGAAGGTGATAAAATAAAATTTTATTATTGTAATCCTACTGCTAATGAAGGTGGACACGATGTATTTGCATATTCTCCTGGAACTTATCCAGATGAAATAGCTTTACCTATGGATATTGATGCTCAGTTCTTTTCACTAATCATTGAACCAGTAAATCGTTTGCTTACTGCAATGAAGATTAGTTCACTTGATTCAAACTTAAAAAGAGCAGTTGAACTGGTCACAGTAAAAAGTAAGAAAATACTTACTGATGCTCAGATCTTTCCACTGTATGTAGTCGATCAGGAGACCCTACAATATGTAGAAGTTCCAGAAAAATTCTGGAAAGTAATAGGAAATGCAGATGCTGATATACCAGAAGAAGACTTCCAAGAATATTTAGGAGTTATTACAAAATATGGTTTAAATACAACTATCGTGCCTAAACCAGAACTCGATAAATATTTGAAAAGAATGACAAAAAAGAAGGAGAAAGCTAATCCTGCTCTTGTATTAGAGGAAGAAGACAATGATTAATTTGTTGACCGGATATAACATACACCAGTTCATAAAGGATGTCTTAAAGAAGAGATTTCCAGAAGATCGATTTAAGCAGGAAGTATACGAATCTGGTGATAAGATAAATTTTGCTTGTCCATATTGTGGAGATTCTAAATCAGACTCTAGAAAAAAGAGAGGTAACTTATATCCAGATAGAGGATTCTATAAGTGTTATAATGATGGTTGTGGAGTAAAATCTGACCTTCCTAAGTTTATCTCTAAGTTTGCACTTAAATATTCACTAGGCGTACCTGAAGTTAAGGCTGAGGTCAACTGGTCTCCGCAAACTTCTAAAAAGAAGAGAGGCTCTTTAATTGAACTCCTAATTAATAAAAATGCAAGCGATCATCTCTTAAAAATAGAAGAGGTAGTTCGTCGATTTTCATTAACTCCATGCAGTGAAATTGATCCAGATACTGAACTTGGGCTATTCATAATAAATCGTGCACTTGACACTCTTCCTGCATTTCAAAGGTGCAGTTACTTTGATTCAAGAGAAGATAAAGTATATCTTTTTAATTTAGATCAGCGAACTGGAAAGATTCTAGGATTTGCAATACGTCGAATTGGTGAAGATATTGCTGGGCCAAAATACTTGATTAAAAACTATTCAGAATTAAAGAAGAATGGGCTTGTTCGAAATGTTGAAGATGATATTATAACTGATATTGATTCAATTAACAATTATTTTAATGTATTGAATGTTGATTTCTCAAAACCTATCTTAGTAACTGAAGGGCAGATTGATGCAATGTTTCTAAACAATTCAATTGCAACTACTGGTATTTCTAAAAGTAAACTTCTATTAGAGAACCTACTAAGTAAATCAAATACCTTAATCCTATTTGATAGTGACCTTGCTGGTAAAACTCAATCTATTGATCTAATTAAAAAAGGTTATCGAGTATTCTTATGGAATAAAGTAATGGCAGATCTTCGAAAACAGTATAATGAAGATTATAGAAGTGTTCGACTCATCAAAGACGTTAACGATCTATTCTTATTCATGATAAAACATGATAAATCTCTTACTTTTGATTCATTCAATAAATTTGTTCTACAATACTTTTCTGAATCTCCATTAGATTTACTATATGTGTAAATAAATAATAAAAAATCGCAATTCATGAAAAGAGTCATGTCTTTTAGAGAATATAAATTAAATGAGATGGAGGAAATGGAAACTCCATTTGAATTAGACGAATCATTATTAGATGAACTAGTTGAGCTAGTTGGTTCTGAAGAAGATGTTGAAAAAGCAGCAGAAGATGCTTATTCTGATCTTGCAGATGCAGCAGATAGCGGAGAACTTGAAATGTCTGAAGAGGATATGCCAGAAAAATTAGTAATCGCCGCACTATTAGTTAAATTAGTAGAAAAAGGAAAGCTTGGTCCAGATGATGCTGATAGACTAATCGAAAAATACTTAGGATAACTTTCTAATTTCCATATTATAAGTTTAGACCTCACTCTTTACACAAGGGTGAGGTCTTTTTTTGAAATAAATAATTAATATGAAAGCAGAAAGAAACATACATGATTTTCTAAAGCCACAACGCGGTAAAGTAAAACAGGGCTACTTTAATCCGATGAATCCTGAAAAATATTCTGGTGACATAACCAAGATAATTTATCGATCTAGTTGGGAACTTAAGTTTTTAACCTATTGTGATAATACTGATGCTGTTGTTGAATATGCGTCAGAACCGATGCCAATAAAATACTGGAACCCTATTCTTAAGAAAGAATCTACTTATTGGGTTGATTGCTATATGGCGACTAAATCACTTGAAGGTGAAATAACTAAATGGTTAATTGAGGTAAAACCTCAAAAATATCTTAATCCACCCGAACCACCTAATCGACTTACTGAAAAAGCAACTCTTAATTATGCTCGTCATGCTAAGGCATATATTATCAATGATGCAAAATTCAAGGCAGCTAAAGTATATGCCAAAAATAATAATATGCGATTTGGCATAATAACAGAAAACTTTCTGTTCAATAAGGTGTAAAATATTAGGTGAAAGATTTTAATGACATATCAAAAAATAATGGTACTCTACCCCTAAATGTGGTAGCAAAAAACTTTGGTATATTACAAACTAGAAACGAAGTTATTCCAGGAAGATTTTATTCACTTAGGACTAGAACAGAAGTTCCTTCATTAACTGAAGAAATTGTTCATGAGATCTCTGGTAAAAATTATTTAGATTTGAATCCAGTCGGCCTTCTTCTTTTCCATAATAATTGGAAAGAGACCGCACTTATCTTAAATTTAAAAGTCATGCCTCCTCGAGCAAGTGCAAAGATACTTGAAGCATATTGGAGATTTTCTCAACTTAATGGATTGAATACTCTTTTTGATAAAGACGGCAACCTCCGTTCTATTGAAGAGAGACGATTAATAGATCAGCGATTCTATTTAATTACGCCAACTGCCTTGAGTACGATACTTGGAGTAAACAACTTAAATTACGCAATAAATAAATACAACATGGACCAGGTGCTAGAAGCTAGGTTAATTGATTGGGACAACTTCGGTATGCTAGTCAACCCTACACTTACAGTAGATGGTTTATATCCAGATCCAATAAATCTGGCAAAAGTTTATGAAGACTTTTTAACAAATACATTAGTATAATATGGCAGGATTCTTAGATACCTCAGGAAGAAAAGTAAGTAGTGCATTATCAAACTTAAGTAAGTTTGGTACTAGACATGAAGATCTTTTACTTAAAAATTCACAAGCAATCGGTTTCATAGAGGGCCAGCTACAGTCACGTACCTCTAGATTAAACGCAAACGATGATCTTCTTAAGTTCTCGATGGCGATATCTGATACTACTTCTCAATTGAGAACAAAAGCAATTGCGTTCTTTCAATTAGACTATGTTGTAAAAAGAGAGAGACTAAGAGACGTTGCAGCAAATGGCGAAATTGAATTTATTCTTGAGACTATCGTTGATGATATGATTGTATATGATGATGAGGAACGTTTTATCTATCCTAAGGATCTTACTGGTAAGATGCTTTATCATGGTGATACAAAAGAAGAACGTTTAAATTTTCAGGAAAAGGTTCTTAGAAAATATAATGATAACTTCGAAAGAATCTACACTGCTTGGGGATTCGCTGAAGGTATTTCAGCATGGCAGTATGCATTTCAATTCCTAGTAGAAGGCCATCTCTCTTTTGAGATCATCTATGATAACTTGGAAAAACCTAAAGAGATAATCGGATTTAAAGAACTTGATCCCGCTAGTGTTGCGCCACAATTACAGAAGGACGCTAAAGGTAAGATCTTCTTGCAATGGTTACAATATGACCAACAAACAGGTTCAACTAGAGTTCTTAATGACTCACAAGTAATCTATATCTCATATGCTAATCATTTTAGAACAAAGCGAGTAAGTTTTGTTGAACGTCTAATTAGATCATTTAACTTGCTGAGAATTATTGAACATAGTAAAGTTATATGGCACGTAATGAATGCGCCAATTCGTTTAACAACAACTGTTCCGATTGGAAGTAAAAGTTTTCAAAAAGGTCAAGAGGACGTTCGTGAATTCTTAAATATGTTTAAGGAGGATATTAATTTTAATGGTGATTCTGGAGAACTTCAAGTTGACGGTAAACCAAATATCCTATTCTATAAGAATTATATCTTACCAGTTAATGATCAGAATCAACAAGTAAAAATTGAGACTTTGCAAACACCAGGTCCTAACTTATCTGGCTCTGAATTATTAAATTACTTCTATAAGAAATTAAAAATGGATTCCAAGATTCCTTATTCAAGATGGGAAGGTCAATCTGGAATGGGTGCATTTACTCTTAATGCGGAAGGTATTACTCGTGAAGAGGTACGTTATCAAAAATTTATTAATAGGTTAAGATCAGCATTTTCAGAAATGATGGTAAAACCATGGTATCTACAAATGTGTTTAGATTTTCCTGATATTGCAGATGATTATAAGTTTAATAATGCAATTGGAATTAAATACAATAATGATAACGTATTTGAAGAGATGAAGAAAAATGAGATTGAAGCTAAGCGAATTGCTTCGTTCCAAGCTAAGAAAGGAGTAATGAAAGATGACGGTACTCCATACTTTGCTACTGAATACTTAATTAGAGAAGAGCTTAAAATGAATGATTCTGAAATTAAATCTAATCAATCATGGTTCGATCAACAAGCAGATGCTGAGGAAGTAGACGCAGCTGCACCAGCTCCTGGAGGAGCACCGGCACCGCCAGCAGGTGGAGGAGCAGCAGCTCCTGGTGGAGAAGCTCCAGCTGAAGGCGGTAGCGAAGTAAAAGAAGGCGGAGAAACAAGCGGAGAAGGCCAACTTTAATTTAATCGATTACTTGAGTATAATAACTAAAAATTATACATATGAAAGAAAAATTAAATGGCCTAATTGATAGGCTTACTGCTCTCCCGACTGAAATTTCAGATCTTCAAGTTAATGCGTTAGCATTAAATGATACAATCCAACTTATCTCAGATGAGATTGTCAAAAGAGAATCTGAAATCAAGACAGAAATCAATGCTGCAATTGATGAAAATGGTAAGAAACTCTATTCTAATGATGAAGCGAGAAAAATTGCATTTTTAACGGATTCAAAAGAGGATTCTGATCTATCTACGTTATATGCTGAGAAGGCACGTCAATCTCACAAACTAGATCTTATTCGAATTTCAATTGAGCAGCACTCAAACGAACAAAGAAATATTCGAGCTATTTTATTAGTGGTTAATTTAGCAACAGAAGCTTAATCATAGAACAGGGCAAACGAATTCTTTGTTTCCGGTATGTCAATAAGAAGTACGAAAATGTCACGATTAGCTTTATCATCTGGATATAGTGAAGGAGATACTGTGATTTGTCTTTTTCGTGCTTCAGCGACATATTTATTAATTTGACCAGTAGCATCTTTACCTAGTCTACTTGGATCAATTGAATATTCAAATAGGTAACTATCTAATTCTATTCCAAAGTCAGGTTCACCTAAGACCTCTCCCTTTTGGGTAAAAAGAGTCATCTTTACTTGTTGGATTGCTGATTCTAATTCATCACTAATCTCAACACGGTCTCCTAAATATTTAGGATCCTCATCAGTTCTTGTATAAAAATCTCTAAGACTTGCCATAATTATTGTCTAGTTAAGTACATCCAATCTGGAGTATTTTCTCCCTTCATCATCGCTTTAACATCTTCCATTTCTTTTTCAGCAGTAGTCACGATATTTTGATAGTTTACCGTAACTCCACCAGGAAGAGTATAATTAAAAGTTTGAAGCATGTGAGCGAGTCTTACTTTTGAATGAGCTCTGACATATCGTTGGAACATCTCATCCTCAAATAATTTATCTTGATCGAGTTTTTTAAACACTCGAAGTACTGCTGGTGTTTTAGGAGTTCGTCCAATTACTCCAAGCAGTTTACTATTCTTATTATAATCGTATGCGATCGTATCA